GTCATGGCTTTTTGGGTTGATTGGCGGGTAGGGGTGGCATTTTTGGCTTTTGATTTATCTTGCGTATTCGCGGATATAAGAGCCGAGATAAAAGACGATATTAAGAGGGATAGGGTCGCAGATTATATTTTGGGTAAACTGCGAGAAAATAAGGAGACAGCCAATGGGTAGTATCATCATCGGTAACTGCAATGTGCAAGGCAGAAACATTGTTATTCAAAACGGCACGGTAATTGTAGACGGTCAGCGGGTAGAGATACCCGAATCCGAAAAGATAATCAATATTCAGGCAGAAAATCTTGAATCCCTGCGGGTAGACTATTGCAATTCTATAACGGTTAAGGGAAACACCGGCAATGTGGAAGTGTCCCAGGGTAAAATCTCCATAGGCGGCACAGTTAAGGGCGATGTGCATATATCACAGGGGAATGTTGACTGCGGAAACATCGAGGGCAATGTTTCCGTCAGTATGGGGAATATAAGCAGCCGGAGGTAGTAAAATGCAAGTAAGGCGGTTTGAGGAACTGGTAAAGACAGAGTATATAGTCCAAAATTGTGTAAAATATCTGGGGATAGGATCGCAGTTTTGCCACGATTTAGTGTCAGTGGACGTGGAAACCATGAAGGTAAAAACCAACTCCATTGTAAGACGGAATGAACCAAGGTGGGAGAGAATTATAAACGCTATAGAAAACCTGCCCCGCGATGTTTTGAAGGAAATACTTACCCTTGACGACACGATAGAATCCCCCCTGCCTGTCTTTATGTGGAGGGACAACCAGATCCATGAGACGCAGACCGAGGATTACGAATGGCCCAATACCGACCATAAAGGCTTTATTCTCTATGTAAATTGCGCATTTAAGACAGAAAAAGAATGCGCGGATCATGCCCGCAGCCAAATGGCTTACGCATTGGAAAGCATTGAAGAATACGCGCGAGAGAATACCGAGAGATCGGAAATCCTGGCCAAATGGATAAGCGAGTACCGCAGAAACGATAATTATTTGACGGAAATCGAGGCTAAATATAAAAACAAGGGCTTGAAAATTTCAGACGTCTGAAATTATAATAGAGTAAAGAATACCTGCCTCACAACAAATACCGTTCCCTCTCTGGCCGAGGGCAAATGGGGAGCAGTGTATGCAAGAGCATATAGCGAAGATTGCGGCATATTTGGATGATTATCGGTTCAAGAAATTTTCGGGCGGCATCAAAATGGCCTTTGAAAACGGAACCCCTAAAACTCTTTGGCTGTCCACAATCCCAAGTCCTGAATGTAAGCCCATTGGGGAACGGTTTAATCTTGATGAAATGCTGTCAATGGCAACCGCAAGGACTTTTTTCGGTTCGTTGTTTTTCCTGTTGGAAGATGGGGATATTAAGCAATTTGGTTATATCGAGACGCATCAAGGCGGGGAGTTAATCGAAATGCTGAACAATTACAAAGCGACAAGCGCGGCGGCGGCCCCGCGAAGCCCTGAAAAGCGTCCGGCGATATTAGCGCGGAAAAAGACGTAGACCCATGACCCCGATATGCCCGAAATGCGGCCAGAAAGTAATTTACATAGCCTCTCCCAATATGCGTGAGGAGAGGGTTTTCATGGTTGACGATGAGGAAAAGCAGTTTATTACCAAAATAGGCCGGGTATCTTTCGGATACCAGGAGCATATATGCCAAAGGCCGCAGAGTGCGGTGGAGGGCGCGGATGGCGAAAAAGACACCAAAAACGGCGCGGGCTAGGCTGAAAGGCAGGGCGGCAACCCCCGCCCCATACGCGCTCAGTACCTTTGAAGCCCCCGAAACCCATAAAGCCAGTATACGGAATATAACCAGATATCTTGTGGGGCAGATTACCGGAATGGGTATGAGCGTTGTGGTTTCGCGGTCAAGGATATCAAAATCACAGTCACAATATTTAGAAGTAGACACAGGGAAACGGCAGTATAAAATACGAATTTCAGACCATGCGCTACGCCACAGGAAGAAACATGACTTTGACATTTATACCCATACTCCCTATGAAAAGGGAATGTATTACATGGATTTTATAAAAGCATTTCGCGCCCTTGCGGATGAAACGCTGGAAATACATGGCGGGTAGTTATGGAGAGAACTGTAGTGAAAACCAGAAAGCCAGCCGCCCCAGTAAAAAAAGCAAAGCCAGCGATAGCGACAAAAAATAAATCTGTACCGGCGGTTGCAAACAAGATGCCCAGAAAAACTCCGAAAAACTCCGAAAAAAAGGAGATAACAGAGACCGCAAAATCAACATTCGATATTGATTTTTGCGGCGTTAAACTTAATATTAAGAGACGCGCCTTTTTAAGGTATTATCTTACACCCGGAAGCCCCAGTTTTAATAATGCGCTGCAATCGGCAATAAAAGCCGGGTATTCAGAAGGATCGGCAAAAACAGAAATATATAAAATATTATGCGAGCCGGATATTGTGGAAATAGTAAGGGCAAATGAGGGATTGGAGATAAAGGCATTAGGAGAAGCGGCAAAAAGAGCCATAGAGATAAAAAAACAGCGGGCATTTTTTGATCCGATTGATTATTTTGAAAAGAAAACAGAAACCAGATACGCGAAGGACGGCAGTAAATACGATGTGTCTGTTTTAGCCTTGAAAGATATGGAGAAAATGACTCCTGAACAGCGGATGAGCATAGACGGCCTAGATGTCAAAGGCAATACTTCAGTGCCGGTCTACCTTATGGCGAACAGGGATAAAAATTTAGATGACATATTGAAAATTAGCAAAGAAAAATCTGGTTCAAACGCCGATGGGGATGGCGAGGAAGAAACCATGGAGATTATCATGGAGCGGCTTACCGTGAGAAAAACCGTAAGAGCGGGCAAGGACGAAGTGAGCAAGATTGCCGGATTGATGAGGCTTCCCAAGGGAGAGGAGATAACGGAATTATGAGCGGCGAGCCAAGATTATTTTCACCGGAAGAACGGCTAAACTATATCGACTCCTTCATAAAGGTTGACCAGAAACCAATTGACCTTGACTTTTGGCAGCAGGATCATATCCGCGACATTCATAAGTATTCAGAGGTGCTAAAATCGCGCCGGACCGGGTTTTCATTCAATGTTGCCTTAAAGGGAACAGTAAAAGCCAATGATAAAGCAAGGTACAAATACACCCGGCAATTCGTGAGCTACAACGAGGAAGACGCCAAGGAAAAAATAAATTACGCGAAGGAGTTTTATTACTCAATCCCAAAAAAGCACAAAAAAGAGCTTGCTTCCGAGACAAAAACATCAATGGAGTTTTACGACAAGGGGAGAAAAACCGTATCAAGGCTTATTTCGATAGCGTGCAGGCCCCCGCGAGGGCGCGGCGGCGATATTGTGTTTGACGAAATGGCGATATACCCGCATAACAAAACCCGCGTTATTTATACCGCCGGTTTGCCGGTAATAGCCCGCGGGGGCTGTATCGAGATAGGCAGCACCCCGCTGGGTAAAATGGGAATGTTCTATGACATTTGGAACGAGGAAAAAACCTATCCGCATTTTGCCCGGTTTATGGTTCCCTGGTGGGCTTCCTCCGCCCTGTGCGTCAACGTCAATGAGGCGGTAAAACTTGCCGCGAATATGGACACAGAGGAGCGTGTGGAACTGTTTGGAACCGAAACCCTAAAGACAATTTTTCATTCAATGTTTTTGGAGGATTTTCAACAGGAATTTGAATGCGCTTTTTTGGATTTTATGCTGTCTTATATTTCGCTCGATCTCATTGATGACAATACCCCCGGCATGAGGGAAGGCGACCGCATAGGGACATTGAAGGATGATGAGGTTGAAAGCGTTGATGACGGCGGCATTGAGGTTAAAGTATTCAAAACGGCTGATGATCTTATTCTTGGATATGATACATTGCCGGAGAAATACACTGGCGGCGAACTTATCAGGCTGTTTTTGGGTTTTGACGTTGCCCGTTACCGTGACGCGTCCGTGATTTTCTTAATAGGGCTGCTGCCAAACGGCAAAAAATTATCTGTTGCCGAAATTGAGATGGTCAATACCCCGTTCAGGATACAGCGCGAGACCATGCAGAAAATACTCCGCAAGCTGCCGGTAGTCAGGGGCGTTATGGACAAAAGCGGGTTAGGCTTGCAATTATGTGAAGAATTGCAGGAAGAATTCGGAGAAACGCGGTTAGAGGGCATGGACTTTGTGCCGGCCTCGAAAGAATTATTGGCTACGGAAGCTAAGAAGGGATTGGAAAACAAGATGTTCTTGCTTCAAAATGACAAGAAATTCCGCAGGCAGATACATTCGATAAAGCGTATGCCGGGCGCGGGCGGGATCTTCCGGTATGACAGCACAAGGGACGAGGACGGCCATGCAGACAGCTTTTGGGCGTGGGCGTTAGCCAATAATGCCGTTATTGAGGGCGCAGCGCGAGCCAATTTTTATGACGAATGGGCTAGAAACAAAAATCAGGGTATGCTACAATTACAAAATACACCTTCCTCACAGCAGGCGCCGGATCTGACCCCAAGGCGCGGCAAGTCCGCTCAATCTATTTTGAGGAGTTTACAGTAATGCCAGACTATAGAGAGCCAGACCCCGTAAACATCGGCAGGGAACTAACCCGGTATTACAGCAGATACAACCGCCTGGGGGGATACCAGAGGCAAGCGGATAACGGCAGCAAGGGTATGTTATCCCAGCAATTTGACCCGATGCTCCTTGTGGAGAATAAATACGGGGCGTTGCGGACGGTTGACCGATACCAGAACCGCACAATCCCGTGCGAGATACTGCGGCGGGTGTCTACAAAGTGCTGGATCATTCAGGCGTGTATACTGAACGTCCAAAAAAAGATAAAGCCCTTCCTAAAACCGGCTACAGACAGAAACGCCCGCGGATTCGTGATTTTGAAAAAGGGCGATGATATTTTCAAGGCATCGGGGGAAAAATCAAAAAAGCGGGATGAGATAGAGCGTTTTCTAAAGACAACCGGCACGGTGGAGGACCCGAACCGCGAAGATACTTTTATCAAATACAGCACAAAAATAATCAGGGATATGCTGGAAATTGACCAGATTGCCACGGAAATACAGTACAACCGGGGGCGTGAACCCATAGCATTTTGGGGCGTTGACGCAGCGACTATTGAGAAGGTAGTGCCGGGCCAAGATAATCCCTCCGACATACGCTATATCCAAGTAATCAACCACATACCCTATGCCGGTTATACCAAGGACGAGTTGATTTTTGATTTTCAAAATCCCCGCACGGACATACGGTATTCATTTTACGGCTATTCCCCCGTTGAACAGGCCATTGACTTAGTTACCAGCGTTATCAACGCATTTACCTATAACAGCGGATTTTTCACAGAGAATAAGTTGCCAAGGGGAATGTTGCTCATAGACGGCGATGCAAGCCAAGAGACGGTTGCCGCTATGGAAGGATTTTTAGAGGAAGTATTGAGCGGGTCCCCTGCCAAGCAGTGGAAAATCCCCATAATCCCAAGCGGCATGAAAAAAGGCGAAGCCGGTAACGGCATTAAGTTTGTGGAACTGCACGGCAAAAACCGCGAAATGGAATTCATGCAATGGCTTGACTATCTCAATTCCGGCGTTGCCTCGATATTCAATACAACCCTGGAGGATTTAGGCGTACACTCACAAAAATCACAGCCGATATGGGACGGCAATAAAGAGCCGGTCATTAAACTGACAAAAGGTCTGATACTGGGCGATACCCTCTCATTTTATCAGGATTATGTAAACCGCATTATTGAAAAGTTTTACCCCGATTACCAGCTTGAATTCGTGGGATATGAAAAAGACGATCCAAAAGAGGTTCTTGACCTTGCCAAAACGGAGTTGGAATCATACAAAACCCTTAATGAAGTGCGAGAGGAAAAGGGCTTGAAACCCTTAGAGCAAGAATGGGCAAATATACCTCTTAATCCGCAAGCCGTACAGCTATACACCGGTTCGCAAATGGGCGGCGGTATGGAAGATATGGGCGATATGGAAATGGGAGGAATGCCCGATTTTGAAGGCGAAGGCAATAACGGCGAAAATGGGGATAACGGAGATGACGGAGCCGATGAGAAAGGGGGAACGCAGGATTTTGGAAGCCCCGGAGATTTTGGGAATGAAGCCCCGGAGAATAAAAAGCCGACAGCGCCGCTGCCGGGTATAGGAAAATCCCTTAATAGGCAACAGGAGATAAGGATAGTGATATGAGTAAAAAATTGGTAAAAGAAAATAAATTTGATCCCGACCTTGATACAGTAATGATACCTATACTCAAAAGATTATGGAAATACAATATCGAAACAGTATTTTCCTGTGCCGGACACAAGGGCGATTGGTTGACGGCGTATTTAGTATATAAAAAGAATGATAGATTTAGTCGATATTTGATGAATAACGGATATGATATTTGGGAAAGCACGGACGGCAAGTGTGCGGTTTATTGTTTTAACGGTGGTAGGAATGATGAACCTATAAAATTACATATCCGCAAGCAAAGCAAAAAGATGAGAGATAAATTCATTAAGACATTAAAGAAATATCATCCTCTTGCGGAAGGAATAGCAGCATGACCAATACGCAAATCATAGATCGTTACGCCGCGCCGTTGATACAGTTTCTTGCCGGTCTGCACGATTGCCATATATGTACCGGTCTGTTTTTTTCTGTATCTCTTTATATTGTGGACGGGCGGTTATAATGACCATAAACCTTACCCTTACCGATGTTACACCCCAAAATAGGCGCGTCAAAATGCTGAAAGCCGTCCGCGCATTGTCGCAGCGGTTGGGTGTGCCGGTATCGGTAGAGGGCAGGAAAAAACAGCATAACCACACCGGGGAGCCTTTTTTATTCCGCGCCCATGAGGAATTGATTTACAAGTGGTATAACCATTTTTCGGCTGTAGTGAACGATACCTATAATCTGGTAGTCTCTCATTTTGGCCTGCCGGAGGTTCGTGTTCTTTCAAAAGCCGCCGCCGATGTTTTAAGGCACAGGGGGAAGATTGTCTATTCCCCAGAGACGGGGGACCCGATAAAGCAGCGTGATTGGGATGGGTTTGTAACACTGCTAGAAAAGTTTTTAAACCGCAAGATGAAGGACACGGACAAAAAAATCATACTGGATAGTAAAGCCCTCGGTCGGATATTGAACCGTATGCTCAAATACAACCGCCTCGATGATGTAAAAGCCATAGGGCTTGATGATATTAAGTACCGGGGTAAAACATTCGATTGGATAAGCGATAACGTCAAGAATATGCGGTCTGTTATGGGTGAGGAATTGAGCCGGTCAGAAATGGCGCGTATTCAGGTATTGCAAATGTCCGCAGCGTCAAAAATTACCGGGGTGTCCGATAAACTAAGGTCGGATATTAAGCAAATACTGATTGAAGGGGTCGCGGCGCGGAAAAGCAAGGGGCAAATATCGCAAGATTTATTCGACAAAATGACGGGGCGCAACCGCGATTTTCAGATGATTGCCGATACCGAAATTCAGAACGCTATCAATAACGCCTCCTTGCTTGATGAGGTCCACAGTGCCGAGCCGGGGGAAAAAGTGTATTTCCAGAGGGTAGAGGTCATTGACCAGAATACCTGTAATTTCTGTAAGAAAATGCACGGTACGGTTGTATTGTGGAGTGATCACCCTCTCCCATCGGATAAAATAAATGACCCGATAGCCAGCTACGCAATATGGGATGGTAAGAACTGGGACGGCAAAAAGGAAATGGTGGCCAACGGCGCATATCACCCATACTGCCGAGGAATCTGGGTGCGGTACAACAGCACGGTAGACGCACTGCTTGCCCATTTGCAAAACGATTCGGAACAATATAACAGGGCGTTGGATCAAGCCAGAGAAGAATACAGGGAAAAAGGCATAAACAATCCAAACGACAAAACACCCGGCTTTGTTGACCGTATACAGGATTACTACGGCCCCAAACCGGGGAAAGAACAACGGGACAAATTCGCAACCGCTTTCAACCAGGCGCGTAAGGAGTTTGCCGGGGACGGGATAACGCACCCTACCGGAAAAACACCGGGATTTCACGACAGGATACTGGATATATACAACGGCTTAATGGGCAAGGCTTATAATCCGAACCAGGCAAGGGATGCAATAGGCCGATGGGCGGCGGACGGCGGCGGTTCGGGAAACCGCGAGCCGTGGTATTCAAGCACGGATAAAGCGAAGGAATTAAAAGCGGAAGATTGGGGAACGCCGGAAGAGATTGCGGAAATGGCGAAGATGAAGAGAATAGCCGCATCTTACGGAGAAGCAAGAAAAATAATGGAAAGTATGGTAAATAAACCATTAAGAAGCAAATCTGGATTATTAGCTTCAATTTCAAAAAAATCTATAGATAAAATATTAAGTGGTGATGCGGTAAAAGAATCTGTTGATATTAAAGCTCATTTATTGGCATCTGCAAATATCGATATATTATTTTCAAATGCCATTGAAAAATGGATATTTCAATCAAATCCGAATAGAAATAATCAAGGATTACAGGAAAGGAAATATCTTTATTCTCCGATGGAATATTCAGGTCAGATTATTCCTGTGAAATTCACAGTAAAGCAATTTATTGACACAGAAAAAGGGAACAGAATTTATTCTTTAGAAGCCATCGATATTGAGATAAAAAAAGAAAGGGATACCGGTATCTTGGCCGCTGGTGTGGTTGATAAATCAACCGCTCTAGGTAGCCCACGGTATCCCCATATTGGACGCTGGTCGATGGGTGATGGTGTGCTTTTCGGAAAAAGCTCTCTATCAGCCCCCGCAAGGCATCCTTCTACAATAAATATAGCATATCTTTTCGATTCCGTCAATGAGTATCTGCAAGAAAACACCGTAACCAAGAGGGTTTTTAAGGCTCTTCACGGCGGAGATGAACTTCCAAGCCATAACAAGGTACTTTGCAAGGATAATCACGGCAGTATGATAAAGTCTTTTTCGGAGAGGGCAAGGGAAGCCCTGGGGAGGGGAATATGAGGTTTAAGACATTTCTCATTGCGAAAGATCGGGTTATTACAAGAAAAAAGAATTTTCCTGAAAAAGGGGAAGATATAACCGGGGTTGAACCTATAGACATTGTTGGATATGACAAGGGAGATGATTTTATCATTGTAAGCAAGATAACATGGAAGCGAATAGAATTATTTGCGGAGATACTTTCCGCTGTAGATATGTCAATCACCGATGAAAAATTAAACGCGGTTTTGGGAGGGAGATCATGAGTACGAGAATCGGGTTAAGGATGAACAAAGCGGTAAACCCTGACAGCAAGCCGGATTTCGGGCAATCAATCGTTTTCTGGGATTCTATTGAGAAATCTGTGAAATATATACGGCGATGGATGGGGAATAATGGCAAATGGCGATACCTTTACCCGGATGATTTACTGCACCCAATACAAGCGGTAAAGCGGCTTTTCGGTTTGGAAGAAAAGAAGGTTACA